CTTACCTTATAATGATTATAATATATTTATTAAGCTTTGCTTAATATATATTAATATTTATTTATTATATAAATAAATATATTATAATCATTATAAGGTAAGATATTAATATTAAAAAGGTAAAATTAAAAAAAATCAGGACATTTTACGCCATAATATATGATATTAGACATTTTAAGTGCGTAAAGTGTCCGCCTATAAATAATTATAAATATAGAATATTAAAAAAACTTTAAAAAATGGACGTTTTATGTAAAATATATATATAATAATTCCGTAAAGTGTCCCCTCTAAAATGCATAAAATAAATAATTAAATATTAATTATTTAAAATATTCCAAATTATGGACGTTTTATGTAAAATATATATATAAAATTAGCATAAACTGTCCGCAGTTAAGGGGTTTAAAGATTTATTATATATATATAGTATAGAAAATAAAATATATTATAGAAATTAAAAAATATATACAATAAAAAAAAATAGTTATTAAATATTATAAGTATTTAAATAAATAATTATTATCTTACATATATATATATATAGAAATGAATACAAAGGAACAAACATACAAAGTAAAACCAGATTTTAAAGCGGCTAAGAAAGACTGGCTTAATATTGATTATGAAACATTAACTAAGGGCGGCACATTCTGCGAGGTCTTCGAGGGTGAGGATTTAGTAAAATTTTATTTCGATTTCGATTTTAAAAATTTAAAAACTGAGGAAGAATTCAATAATAAAAAAAAATTAATTATAGAAAATTATTATAATGATTTATTAGATATTATTATAGATTATTTCGAAGGTTCATATATTGGAGATATAAATAATATAGATTTAGCTATTTCTGATTCTTCTTATTGGATATCTAATAAAGAAAATAAAGTTTCTTATCATTTTGTATTAAATGGCTTAGCGTGTAAATTTAGACAGATGAAAAATATATTATTAGATATCGACGAGGATATATTTAAAAAATTCAATTTAGACGAATCAGTATACAAACCAAGCGGAAAAAGTCAAGGAATGCGAGCTATTAATAGCTCAAAGTCTAAAGCTTCTACAAAGTTAAAAGCTGTTAATTATCAAAATGATTTAAAAAAGCATATTATACAGGATATTTACGACGGTCAGAGTGATATTAATATTTTCGTTATTAATGATGATAAAATTAATGCAGAGGAATTAAATACTGAAATATATCAAAATCAGAACCCCGATAAAGTAGTATATAATTTAGATGAATTCGAAAAACAACTATTAAAATTAATTGATTATAATTCTTATTTTTCTTGGTTCAGAGTTGCAGCTGTTCTTAAATCGATAGGCTGTCCGCCTTATACTTTTCATAAATGGGCTAGACAATCAACAAAATATAAAAAATTAGAAAATGAGAAATTATGGAACGATTTAAAATGTAATAAATGTAAAATAGGAACTCTTTATTATTTAGCTAATCATAAACAATACGGAAACCCTGAGGAATATAAAAATATTACCGAAAAATTTAAGCATAACTTCGGACCTAAAAAAGATAAGGAACTATATAAATATTCAGTTCCACAAAATCAGATAAATAATTTATTAGATAATATGGATAAAGACGCTAAATATGATTTAAACGATATAGAAAGTGTTATTAATGCTAGTAATTATGAATTAAAAGAAGAAATTAAAAATTATTATAAATATAAACCAACCCTAGAAAATGTAATTAAACCTGATATTATTATTAATCAAAATAAATTAGATGTTCTTAATGAAGACGGAACAATTAAACAAAATTTTATAAATAAATATGATACAGAAAATTATAAACTAATAGTAATTAAATCTGATACAGGAACAGGAAAAACTACAAGCGTAAATAATTATTTCGAATTATTAGAAAATACTAACGATAAATTAATTTCTATTACTTCGAGAGTTAGTCTCGCAGAAGCTCATTATAAATTATTACAGGATAAAAATAAAAGAGTAAGAATTTATAATAAAGATAAATTATGTAATTTTGATAATATTATTATTCAATTAGATAGCATAGTTTCTAAATTATATAAAATAGATTATAAAAATTATATAGTATATTTAGATGAGTTTTCATCTATTCTCGAATATTTGCATCGTTCATCTACATTAGATAAATCTAGATTACCAATATATAAACGATTTATTAATATTCTTAGAAGTTGTAAAAAAGTTATAATGGTCGATGCTGATATAGACGATATCTGCCTCGAATGGTTAAGAGCTGGAATATCTGATAATAGATTATATATAAAAAATGAATTTCAAAATAATAAGGATGTAGAATCAAAAGAGATAACACAATATGACGACATAATAGAACTTATGAAAAAAGATTTATTAGCTGATGGTTTCTGCTGTGCTTGTGATAGTAAAAATGTCGCACAAGATGTATATAATTTAATTATTAAAGAATTTCCAGATAAAAAAGATGATATACTTTTAATTACTGATGAATATAAAGGCTTTATAGATATGGACGCTGTAAAATGTGTAATATATTCCCCTAAGGTTATATATGGTATAGACTCAACTATTAAACGTAATGTATACGCAATTTATAAAGAGCATACAATATCACCACGGGCAATGTATCAACAAATAAGCAGAACTAGAAAAATTAAAAAATTATTTTTATATTTTCATAAAAAAACTTTTAATTATTCTTTTTATAATAGTTTATCAGATATTGAAAGAGAAATTAACGAAATAGAAAGATATACTTCTGAGATGTCATTCTTCGAGGATGAAGACGAAGGACTAAAAAATTTATTTAAAAATACTTATAAAAAATATTTATATAATGAGGATGCATTTAAGACGAATAAATTCTGCCACTGTATAAATATATTAAAAGAAAAAGGCGTTAAATGTGATGATTTAATTAAAGTAAATAATAAAAAAGTATTTTTAGATTATCAGAAAGCACATCAACAATTAAAAAGGGAAAATTTCGATACTAATAATTATTACGTTCAAGAACAAAATAAAAAATATTTAAAAATGACTGATGATGAAATATTAAAATATAAGGATTATTATTTAACACCTCAACTATTAGACGGACACTTTTTATATTGTAAATATTTTATTAAAAATAAAAATGATTTTATATCAGGATTATATAAAATTAAAGATTTTAATATTAATAAAGCTAGTAATAGTAAAGTTAAATTATATTTCTTAAATAAAATACAGACATTATTTAAATTAGATAGAAAAGATTTTTATATTAATACTTCTGCGAATTATGAGCTTCCATATGCAGAACTAAAAGAATTAGATAAAGAATATAAAATTATATTTAGGAGTAGCTGTAAGGCTTCCTTTACATCTCCCGAAGGTGTAAATATTTTAATACCTCGAATATTCCGCTCTATTTTTGGTAATGAATGCTTAACTAGTTCTAGAAAAACTATCAAAGGTAAAAAAATAACAGTTTATAAATGGAATGAAGAATATTATAATACTAATAATGAAATATATAATATTAGAAATGATAAATACAGAGAAAGAAGACAGGAAGAAGTAGATAAAAAAATTAATATTTTTAATTGGAAGGATGAGGAATTTAATTTTATGAATGATATTAAATTTATAGAGGATGAAGACGAAGACGAAATTAATTTATTAGATGTTGTAATTTCATAAAATAATATTTTTTAATAAAAAAAAATATTATTATATTATTTAATTTATTTAATTTACAACTATTACGCCATCTTTACTAATTTCAATAGATTTAATATGAACGACGAAATTATTCCATAAATGAGGTTTACTAGGTGCTGATGAATAATTTACCTGAACTGAGAAATCTTTATTTCTTGGGTCATAAACTGCATTTTCATTTACTCCAAAAGCTCGACCTATAACGAAATTATCCCTGAATTTTTTAAAGCTTGTTACTGGTATATGAGCGTTATCTAAAGCTTTTTCTAATTCTATAAGGTGCTGAGCTTGGACTGCTGTCTTAGTTTTAGATACGTCTATTTTTCTATTAGGTTGAAGTTTCTCATAGTAAAACTGGTAGTCCTGGGCGTTATCCCATATACCCTCAAAAGGATTAACGCTGTAATTATTGGCGGTTATTTGATATGTTAAATTTCCGTTAACTCTTGCTCCTGTGCTGTAAATAGTCGCATCTGTTGGCTGACATAAAATAGCTTTACATCTAGAATTAGAAATAGGTAATCTCATATTTAGAACTATATCAGATGCAACCTGAGAATATTTATAATTTTGAACTGCTAAAAAGTCATAAACTAGAGTACCTCCTTCTTTCATTCCTTGTTCTATAGATGCCATCTGCTGGCTCGTTGTTGTTAAAGTTTGAATATAAAAATCTACATTAGAAACCTTATAAGTCGGTTTAAATCCTGCGTCATCTGCTGAAACAGAATAAAGAGAAAAACCATCAGCAGTAATACCAGAAGCGGAAATAGTACTATCTGCTTTCATTTTAATTTTAATATTTGTTCCGTCTTTTTTAATTACGTCTATTTCTGCGTCAGCAGTTAAGCCCTTAGTTCCGTCTGTGTGTTTGAAAAAGTTGACCTTTTCGCCTGGAACTAATGCGACTTGTCCTGCGTTTAAATTTCCGTTAGTATTTTTTAAAGTATATTCATAATCTGAGGCGTTAGCAGTGCTAGCGGTATAAGCAGAACCATTAATTAAACCTTTAGCTTTTAATTTATCTACATTTGGATTAACTGCTGATAAGTTTCTAAATACTTTAGAATTATCTTCTAAAGTTATTTCAAGTCTTAAACCTTGCATTAAATTTACAGGTAATGCCTTCATAGATTGGAATAGACCGCTTTCTAATTTTAGATTTACCTTAGCTGGTGTGTATACAGTTTTATTATCTGCTTCTGTTTTTTCATCTGCTGTTAAATCTGATTTATAATAAGGATTAGTAGCGAAATTATTATTATCATATTGATAAATACTAGTATCTGTATCCTGATTAAATAGAGGGTCAGGAAATACTGCACCGTTTTGAATAGCATTAAATCCATCCTTAGAATCAGAAGAGCTATAATCATATTTAATAGATACATAATGATTATAATTAGTAATTTCTTCTAATAATTGATTAGAATCACCTAAACTATATATTTTTAAATCTCTAATTAAAGAATGAGCTCCTATTTTAGGGTCTAATGATAATCTAGTAGTATCTGCTCCTGTTCCTTGAATTAATACGTCGAATGATAAATAGCATTCCTCAGGATTAATCATCCCAACAGTAGAAGGGATATCAAGTCTTATAACTTGTCCTGCTTCATATTCTCTGCTATTATCACTTCTGACACTTTGCGAGGTTTGCTCGACTGGTATCTGGTTAACTTGCTTTCCGTCTGCGGATATTATATTCGATTTCCAAAAGGACATAATTATTTATATATATAATATTATAATATATTTTTTATAATATTATATTTAAAAAAAAATTTTAATTTATTTCATAACTTGTACCCCTTGATTTCCTGACATTAATAAAGTTTGTTTATGATGAGCGAAGATATATATAGCATTAGCTGAGTTAGTATCTAAGTCTACGTCAAGCTGTAAACCAAAATTAGAAGATTTAAAATCTACACCGTCGCCACCTGGAAGGGTATTATATGCAACACCTAAGCCGAAAGTAGGACCAGTATTAGGAGCTTTATCAACTGGATTTAATCCTGAAGCTCTAGACTTAAAAATTCTATTATCTGTTAAAGGAGAAATTAAGGTATTATTTTTAGTATGTTTATTAGCCATTATAGAATTTTTAAATAGTTCAACTCTTTGAGGGTCTGCTGCTGCTACATTAGAATTAGTTTTAAAATTAGTTTCTAGAGAATAATCATTCGGATATTTTACGCCATCTTTTAAAAATATAATTTCTCTTATATTACTTGGAGTGACATTATTAATAATAGGATAAGTCGAGAGACTATCAGCACTTTTAGTGTTTAAGAATTCATCCTTTACAAAATTAATAAATACACCTAAGCAATTACTAACACCTAGAGAACGATTAATAATAGCATTAGTAGAATTAATAGTAGCATAATCACCATAAACGGTATTAAATGTAATTGAGTTCTGCTTAGCACTTAATAAAGTTTGAAGAGTTTGAGGGTCTGGGGTTGTAATTTCAGCAATTAGACGACAGTCTTCTAATTCATAATATGCGTCCGCTACATCTCCAGTAGCTCCATTAATTCCAAAAAGGAAAGATTCAGAGGCTGCTAAATTTAAATTTATAGTTAATCCTCCGACCCCGTTAATTTCTGATAAAGGAATCATTCCAAAAGATAATAAACCAGAAGGTAGAGAGGTGCAGAAAAAGTTATTATTTTCTAATAGATTACTTTCTGTATTTAATTTCCAATTAGGACAGGTTCCGTGTGTTTGAGATAATGCGGATATATGGTCCTGAACGTTAGAAACATTAGCTAAATAAGAGCTTAACATTCTATTATAATTATTAATAGTTTCTAAATCGGTTTTATATTTCATTGATTCTATATTTAATTGTTCGAAAGCTCCTAATACTCCTAAGCGTGAATTAATTCTAATATTTTCACTAGTTACAGGTCTAGTGGTTCCTGTTTTGTATACGTTTAATTTTCCTTGTATTCTTAGAGTAGCACCATTTAAGAAGGCATTCTGAGAACCGATATTAAAAGATAATAACGGATTACCTGCATTAGATTTAATTTTTCCATCACTAGGTACATTATTTGGAAGAATTTCTATATTCTGAATAGTTGCCATTATTTATATATATAATATTATAATATATTTTTTATAATATTATATTTAAAAAAAATAATTAATAAAACCATCCATTCTTAATAGGTTCTGTTTTTATTTCTTGTTGTTCTTTAACATATTTATATATTCTTAAATTATTAAGATGTATATCTTTCATTAAATCCGTTAAACCTTCTAGAGTTTCTAATATATCTACTAATACCTCTGAATTTTTCTGAGCTATACTTTTATTATAAATTTTTTCTATATCGTTTATATCATTATTTTTAATATTTATTATTTCTTTTTCAGGCATATATATTAATTAAATATATATTTTTTTATGGGTTATCTTTTTTTAATTCTATTTCATTTTTTAACTCAGCAGAATTATTAGGAATTAAATTTTCATTATTATTATCATCTATATATTTTTCTTCTTCTTTTTTCTTTTTTTCTTCTTCTTTTTTCTTTTTTGCTTGTTCTTTTATTCCTTTCATTTCTTCCTCGTTTGGTGGTCTTCTTTCACATTGAAAAATATAACATAAATTAACTTTACAGAGACACTTAGACTGCCATATTACCAAAAGCAGAGAACCAATAGCCCCTAAAATTAAAACTACAGCTCCTGCGAATTGGTCGACACTCATAGCGTCTATTTCGATTATTTCTTTTTCAGTCATATATTAATAATTTATATTTTTTTAAAATCTCATAGTATACGTAGAATTATAAGCTCTTATAGTTTTAGCTATTTCTGCTTCTGCTTTTTCTTGCTCTTGTCTTCGTCTCTTTTCTTCTTTTCTTGTTTTTCTAATAATTTCATAATTATTAATAGCTTTTGTAGATATATTATTTATTTCATCTTCAGTTAAATAATATTTTTTAGGTTCTGCAATTGTTCGAGGTGTTTCTGGTTCCGCTTTTTTAGTTTTTACTTCTTTTTCTGCTTCTAATTGATTTACTGCTTTATTATATTGTATTTCTACTTTTTCTTTTTCTAATTCTTTAATTTGCTTTTTCTTTTTATTAACTTCATCCTTTTTAGCTTTTAGCTGTCTTCTAGTTTCTAGAGATTTTTCTCTTCCTTTTCTTAATGCTTCTTTTTGTTTTTCTGTCATTACTCGTTTTTTTTTAATTGGTTTCTGCTCTTTAGGTTTTTCTTCTTCTTTTGGTTCTGGTTCTGGTTGCGGTTCTGGTTCTTCTACTTTAATTTCTTCTATATCGTTTTTTATCTCTAATTTCTTTTTAGATGGTTTAACTTCTTCGAATATTTCCTCCTGCTCTCTTTCTGGTGGTGGTTCTGGTATTTTTTCAACTTCTAGGACTTCAGGCATTATCATCTTAGGAATTTCCATATCTATATATAATTATAACAAAATAAACAAAATAAAATAAATTAAAAAATATTTATTATTTGGGTTTTTCTCGGAAATGTAATACTATTATAGTTCTTCCTGTTAAGTCTTGGACCCTTGTCTCATCCTGAGTTACTATATCTAGATTTAATTCTGATAAGGTTAAAGGTGAGCTGTTATTTAGGTCTATATAAGTTTTCTCTGGACTTTCAAAATATAGACCCTCTCCGACTTCATTATTAGAATTATCGAACCTTGGAATATGATAAATAATTTTAGACCTTCTATTTAATCCTGCATTAATTGTAGATAAATTTAAATTTTTAATTCTAATAAATGCTGAGTTAATACTTTTACCAGTTGGAATAGATTCAGATTCATAAGTAAAGGAAACCTCCGAGCCATTATCTGTCGAGTCAGTATATGGCGGGTCTATTGTAAAAGCATCAGAGAAACCTAATATCTCATTAGCATTATAATCATCTGTTATGTCTCTTTGTCCTATTGGGTTATTCTCGTTATAATCGTCATCAGGTCCTAATAATAAGCTTACATCGTATCCGTTTAATTTAGAATGTGTTCCTAATTTGTTAATAGGTCTGTCTACTGGTGTATCATCTAAAACAGATAAGAAATGCCAGTTAGTCGCCATTCTAGATAATCTGCTTTCTAATCCTTGTTCTATATATCGTTTATTTAAATCAAATTGAGAGGAATTAGTTCGTCCTGAATAATGGTTCCAGGTTATCTCGCTCGCACCTGCTCCTATATAAACTTGAGGATATAATAACCTCGTCGTATCGTCTATAGGTTTCATTAAATTATAATTTTTAGGGTCATATCCTGAGCCTCCGTAATCGTCAGGGTGAAATGTTAACTGATCGTAATTTCCCGAAGCGTTTCCTATTTCTACTTCGATATATTCGTTTTTCATACTAAATTTAATTCTATCATAGGGTAGTCCGTCTTTTCTTGCATTAGTCCAGTCTATAGGCTTTTGAGAAGCATTACTTATAGATTTAGCATTACCCCAATAAATAACATTATTATATACATATTCTCCAGCTGTGCTATCATATCCTAGCTGCTTAATAAATAATCTTTTATCTGGTAAGTCAGGGGTTCCAGATTGAACCGATACTATATAATCGTAAAATTGAATAGTACCTGATAATCTAAAATCTTTATCATATTCTACGCCATCGTCCGCAGCTAGTGGGTTCTGTTGGAATAATATATTCTGATTACTTCCTGTTGGTTCACTTATTGTAGCTGATGGCTGGTCTGCTCTTCTTAATCCTACATTAAAATTAGAACCAACAGTAGGAACTAAAAACTCTAATATACCGTGTCTTAAACTAATAGGATTATCTAAATTATTAATCGTATTATACGCAGAAGTAGAATTAGCCGTAATTCTTGTAGTAGAATTATTATAAGTGATATCTCCTCTAATTGGGTCTATTTTATTCCAGTTATTAGTCCTAACATTTAAACTGCTTGCGGCTGCTTTCTGAGTAAATTTATAAGTCATATTATTTACTGCAGAATGTGATGCATTATAATTAAGAGTTACAGTAGCTGATATATCAGGATGAACTAAACCAAAATTTAAAGCCTCTTCTATCTTTTTTCTTAATTCTTGATAATTTACTTCTTCTTCTTGTATATTATCAGTAGTTTTTAAGAATGTATCGATAGGTATACTAGATATAATATCAGGATTACTATTTTCATCTATTGTATCTCCAAAATAAACGCCGAAACGTTGAAACCTATTTAATATAATAGAACCTAATTTATTAAGTTTTACAGATTGAACCGCTACCTGAGATTTAGGAGGTAATTCTAAAGGATTATCTAAATAATTTTTAAAGTCAGCAGGATTAAATATTCCGCTATTACTTGAAACGTTAAATTCATTAGAACACACTACTAATGACATAATTTATATATATATTTATAATATATATAATTTATTTAATAATTAATAAATAAAAATATATTTTATGTTATCTATTATATATATATTTTTCCTATATATATTAATAAAAGAAAACAAAATATAAAAGAGCAAAAAATAAAAAGTTAAAATAATATATATAGTATTTTAGTCTAAAAGTCCAAATAATGAGGCGGACACTTTACGGACACTTTACGTTATATATATATAATATTAGCACAAACTGTCCGCCTATATTACGGAAAACAAAAATAGAAAACAAATTATATTAACCAGTTATTATCTTTTTTCATTAATAATTTTTTATCATTACCTATTAAATAATTATAATGAATTAAATATCCGTTCGGATTTTTTGTTCTGTGATATAAACCGTTAGGATATTTTCTTAATGGCAATTTTTCATATTTTAAATTTTTTTTCATTTTATTTACGTATATCTGATCGCATTGAATAAAATTTATATCTATATTTTCTGGATTAAAAAATTTTTTAGTCTTATCATTAGACCTAATAAACATAACGCCGCTGCATAATTCTGAATCGTCTTCGTCATTTTGTTTATCATTTTGAATTAATAAATCTATTTCGTCATCTTCTATCCTGTTATTTAAATCATTAATAAATCTATCGTTTTTATATACTATATCACCATCTGTAAAATATACGAAATCGTTTTCTAATAATGCTTGATAAATACATCTAAACTTTTGATATACTACCTTATTCCAGTTTCCCTTCCTGAATTCTTGAAATTCTTTTATCTTCTCATTTTCTGGAACTTCTAATAAATATTTATTAGGATAATCATCTAATAGATTATATGCTTCTTTATCTATACAGTAAACATCTAGAAGACATTCTCTGCCTAACATACTAAGAGATTTAATACAGTTTTTAGTATATTCTATATATCCTTTATTGGTTAAAGTTATATATACTGTTTTCATATATATATAATAATATATTTATTTTATGGATATAATTTCTTTTCAAATCTTAAATAAAATTCAGCGGGATTTTCATCTAATCTTAAATAGGCGAAAGAATAGGGGGCGTCATTAATTGCAGTCTTATATAGTTCTAAAAACTTTTTTTCACCTCCAAACATTGGACCGTATTCTTCGGCGATTTTAGACAGCTCATTTTCATTCTGTTGCTTAGTTACTATTATAGAGGTAGAATTGCTCCTTATAACATTACTAAGAGAACGCATATTTTGCGATGTTATTACGTAAAAAATATTATAATGTCTGAAACGAGAGGCTAAAAAAGATATTTCATTATTTTTCTTAAAATTGGTACTTAATATATCATCAGCTATAATAGCAATATTAGGCATATTTTCTCTTTCTCCGTAGCTTTTCTGACTTTCTATAATACTATTAATTATTCCGTCTGAGTAATGGTCGTATATAGTAAATTTTTCCTTCATAAATCGCATAGTATAATCATTTAAAATAGTATTAGAAATAACTATAACGTCATCGAAGAAGTCAGGACCATAAAAACCACTATTTAAAAACCAATTAGATAATATAGTAGATTTTCCAGATTTTACACTTCCTAAAAATAAAACGCAGGACGAGTAAGGGTCAGGAAGAATAGGCGGATAAGGTTTTCGCTTTAACGCCTTAGGGTCTTTTATTTTTAATATTTTTAAACTTTCCATAATTATATATATATATTATATATAATATTTTATGCCTAAAAAATATAAAGTAAATAAATACGATGCAGGAAAGATAGAAGAAATAAAACCTAAAGTTAAAATGTCCGATATGTTCGAAGGGGTTAAAAATAAAAAGAAACCTAAACCTAAGACTAAAACCAAAAAAAAAAAATCTAAATATTAATATATGGATAAAATATCAATATTAACGCCTACTTATAATAGAAATAAATTCTTAGAATTATATATAGAAAATATTAAAAAGCAGACCTACCCTAAGCACTTATTAAAAGTTTATATATTAGATGATGGAGAACAACCATTTATAAATAATTTAGAAAAAGTTAAAGAAGAATTAAAACCAATTGAAATAAATTATATTAAACAAAAACAAAGATTAACAATAGGAGCAAAAAGAAATAAACTAGTAAAATTAGCAGATACTAAGATAGTTTGTTTTATGGACGATGACGATATATACCAGAATCAATATATAGAATATTCATATAATCAATTAAAATTAAATAAAGTTTCTTTAGTTGGTTCTAATCAGATGTTTTTCACTTATCCTCATCATAATTATGAGATGACAGGTTTAAACTGTGGAGATAATAAGCAGATGATACACGAAGCGACTATATTAATGACTAAAAAATATTTTAGAAGTATGGGAGGATTTCAGAACAGCTCACAAGGTGAAGGAAAAAATTTAATATTAAATCAAGATAAAAACGTTTTAAATCTTGATATAAATAATTTAATGATTTGTGTCTGTCATAAAAATAATACAATAGATAAGGAAAGATTTATTAAAAATAAATTATATGTTATATATGATGGAGAAAGATTACCTATATTAAAAAAAATATTTAATACTCCTCAATAACTTCTAATTTACAGTTTATCATATCATATCTAAAAATTCCATTTCTAATCTTTATAAAAAATTGAGGTTCAGGTTTTAAATCATATTCTATCTCTTGGGGTAGGTCATAATCGACCTTTTTATTTAAATTTGGGTTATTATTAAATAGTTTTAATGCTCTTCTAACAGACGAAATATAAGAATAATATTTTATTTCATTTATAATATTATTTAAATCTTCTATACTATCGAATGTTGATTCATCTAAATTATAATCATTAATACAATAATTAATAATTCTTTTTGCATTTAATATGATATTATTTTTATCCTTAGTATTTAATTTTTTTAGTGGGTTTTCATTTATTAAATAATTTTTAAAAGTTGGAATATTTTTTATATTATATCTATTATCTTTATTAGTTATCTTAAATTTTTTATAATTATCTTTAATATATTCTACTACTTCTTTTTTATTATTTTCATTATTTACATTACATTTAATACCGCAATTTTTCATAAGATTAATTAATTCTAATTTACTATAGCTTTTATGGATTATCATATGTATTATATTTAGAAAAAAAATATAATATATTAATATATGGGATATTATCAAACATTTTTAGAAAAACAAAATAGAATAGAAGAAGAACTTAAAAAAGAAAAAAATAAAAAATTAAACGATAAATATAAAGAATCTAGACGGGAATACTGCAAAAAGAATAAAGAAAGAATAAATCAAAAATCTAAGGAGTATTACTGGAAAAATAGAGATCAGATACTAGAAAAAAATAAAATGAAAAAACTATATACTAATAATTATTATAAGGAATGGTATCAAAAAAATAAAATTCAAGTAAATAAAATAAGAGGTAGAAATATAAAAAATAATACTACATATATTAAACCTTCTGCTAATTTACCAATACCTAAAAAAGAAATAACTCCTGAGACTTTTATACTTTGTTTTTCTTAGATTCTACATATTCTTTATTTCTTTTTTTAATACGTTCTTTAATAGTTTTAATTTCTTCTTCATCAGTAATTTTAAATAATGGTTTCTTCTTTCTAATATTTTTAATTATCATTTCTCTAATAGCTTCAGTATCTGAATTTAAAAATCTTTCTACTCCTTCAGTAATAAATACTTTTAAATATTCTGTTCCGTCTTCATCTGATGTATTTACTTCCTCTTCAGCTATTATATATTCTTGTATTTCCATTAATTCGACTTGATTAAACATTTATATATATATATATACTTACTAAATATTATTTTTATAAATAAATAATTAAAATAAATATATTATTAAATATTATATAATGGATTTATTCGGATACAGTAACGCTATAGCAGCTTCAAATTCAAGAGCCGCACAAATTGCAGCATATAATGAAAATATAGAGCTATTTAACGCAGGATTACCAAAAACAAAAAAAGAAGAAAAAGAGAAAATATCAGAAACTGAATATATACAACAGGGAAAAGATGCGGTATCTGATTTTATAGCATCTGGTCGAATGTTTCAGGCTAAGGTATACGCTGGAAAATCTAAAGCACCCACTAGTACTAAACCAGATACAACACCAGAAGGAGAAGCACAAGCAAACGACCCACCAGAAAGAGACCCTGACCCAGAACCAGAACCAGCACCTGACGAAGAACCACCAAGACAGCAACCACAAGCAGGAGAAGGAGAACCTGAAGGAAATCAAGCAGCAAGAACAGCAGAACAAACAGGGGAAGAGATAGAAGATGGGGCTCAGGATTTAGTTAAATTATCAGAAAGAGGTAAAGGTATAGTAGAGGCAGCGGGTAAATTTGGAGGAGCAGCCTTAGCTGTTGGAAATTTAGGGATGAACTTAGCGGCTGATTTTGACGGAGACTGGAAAGGGATGAACGGTGCAGAAAAAGCGGGAAACGTAATATCTAGTATAGGTTCAGTTATGGACCTTGGAGGCGTGGCTATGGGTCCTGCTGGTTTACCTCTTGTAGCAGTCGGAGGCTTAGTTAGTTTAATAGGCGGTATTACTGGCGGTATAGGTGATTTAGTAAAAGAATCAGACGAGAAAAAGGAAGTAGATACAGAACCAATGAACCAGCCTAAACAGTTAATGCAATCAACAACAACCGCAGCAGCTGGAGGGGCAGCTTTAACAGCGATACAATAATTTTAAATTTTTTTTTAAATATAATATTATAAAAAATATATTATAATATTATATATATAAATATGGATTCTGTAGATAATGAAATGCCCGATCTAATGAATTTACAAAATATGCCGACTAATACTATTCAGCGTATCGATACAGACGTATTAGACCCTGTCGTTATTTCTGATACCTTCTGCCGATTTACTTTAATTAATAAAGGTTTTTTAAATCACGCATCCAGAGTAACCCTAGCTTTAAAGACTGGAAATAATGCTTTTTATCCTCTTAATATTGGAGTAGATGCTTTAATTAGTAGAGCTGTTTTAAAATTTAATAATAGAACAGTTTCTGAGATTTCAGATTTCGGACATTTAAGGGCTATTAAATCTTCTTTTTTAGCTAATCAATTTAATAAAGAAAGAGAACAATTCGTAAGCGGTAAAAGTATTAGTCATAATTTAGTATATGGAAAAACTGACGCCACAAGATACGAAGCCGATAATATCGCTTTAGATAACGGAATGGTTCAAAATAAAAACTCTAACGACTTTATGAAAGTTAGACCAGAATTAGATATTAATAATGGTCCTATTTTCTCTGTGCTATTATCTGATTTATTCCCTTTCTTCGATAAGATGAAAACTTTCCCACTTTATGCCTGCGAAGATCAAATTAATATAGAATTACATTTTTCAGATAATGTTAATAGAGCTATTAAATCAACCGTAGGACCTGCTACTTTTGAAATCGATACTAACGAGGTTAAAATGGTCGCAGATTATATCTTTTACCCTGAGGAAATAATGGAACAACAATTAAAAAATATGAACGGCACTAAATGGAATTATCAAGATTATAGACTTTCTAAATTCTCTGTTACTGATGGAGATATCGGAACAGGTACTAGACGTAATATCGGAGGAGCAGGATTAAGAGTTTCTAAAATCTTTTCTATTTTAAGTGCTAATAATGCCTCAACAGGAGGAACTCTATTAAGTGATTATACGGGAGAATATGGAGAAACAAACGCAACAAATAAAATTAATATTTATTATAATAATAAGGATTTATTTACATTCGATAAATCAAACCCAGCAGCTCTAATGCATCATTTATCAGAGGCTGGGGGTTCTATGGTTCATATTAATAAAAAAGAATATTCTAATTCTGGGGCTTGGTTTAATGCTAGTCAAAAATTCGAAGGCTACGAAATGAACGCCAACCTAGCAGGAAAGCTCTTTTATACTGGTTTCAATCTTATTAAGAATGAAAGAATTAACGAAAAGGGCATCGAATATGTTTATTCTAATGATGATATCGCAGGTGGAACTTACACTCAGAGAGTATATTTAGAAATTGCTAGATATGCAATTTTAGAGAACGGACATTTAACCTGTTATTATTATTAATTTTTTTCTTAATTAATATATATGAGTTTTACTAAAGATAATTTAACTGATAATTTTATTACTAATAAGAATGACTGGGAAAGAATAAAAGAATATATCCCTAAAGATAAGATTATATGGGCTCCTTTTTATTGCGATGGTTCACAGAAAAAATATTTTAAAGATATGGGTATAGATATTATTCACGAAGATAAGGACTTCTTTACTTATACTCCAGAATGTGATATAATTATAGATAATCCGCCATTTAGTAAAAAAAAAGAAATATTAAAAAGATTAAAAGAAATAGATAAACCTTTTATTTTAATATGTCCTTCGATGATGTTAAGTTATAAATATTTTCAGGATGATTTTAAAAATAATATACAGATTATTATACCTTCTAAAAGAATTAATTTTAGAAGACTAGATCACACTAAAAATTATACCCCTCCTTTCGCTGCTTTTTATTATTGTTATAAAATGAATTTAGAAAAAGATTTAATATTTATTGATTAATTTTTTTCTAACCTAATTATATATATGACATATTATCAAAAATTTAATAAAGATTATGAAAAAGGAATTTCAAACGAAGATAGAGTACTAGAATTTCTTAATAAAGATAATGTTAATAAATTCTGTAAATGTAGTAAAAATTACGAATTCGATTTTATGAATTTAGAATATATTATAGAATTAAAATCTAGAAGAAATAACTTTAATAAATATCCTTCTACTATGTGTGGATATAATAAATTAAAAATAGCAGAAGAAAATCCAGATAATAAATATAAATTTTTATTTTTATTTACAGATGGTCTTTATGAATGGGAATATAATAAAGATGAATATACAGTAAAAAAAGGAGGTAGAAAAGATAGGGGAAAATTCGAGTATAAAGATTATGCATATATAGGAATAGATAAATTAAAATTATTAAGCGATAATATAACTAGTAAATTTTAAAGGCGGAACGAGAAATTTTAATTTCTCGCATACTGAGGATTTTAATCCTCAGGACACTTTACGCAAAAATAATATATATATATTACATAAAGTGTCCCCTATATTTTGGATTTTAATATTATATAAATATTATAATAAATAATTATATAATGCCTGAAAAAGTTAAAGTTAGATATCAAGGAAAAGAATATAATATTAATAAATCTTATTTAGGAGATTTAAAAGGATACGAAAGAAGAAAGCAGATAAAATCAATAGTAGAAAAAACAGATAGACCAAAATTAAAAGATAAAAAAAAAGTAGTTAGTAGCTGGACCCAAAAATTTAAGAATAAATACGGAGATATAACTAAATTATCAGATATAGCAAAAGCAACAGGGATAAATATAAAAGCACTAAAAGAAGTAGAAAATAAAGGAAGAGGAGCTTATTATTCAGCAGGAAGTAGACCAGGACAAACTCCGCAAAGTTGGAGCAGAGCCAGATTATACGCTTTTATAATGGGAGGTAAAGCAGTTCGAAAAGTTGATAAATCTATTATAGAAAAATATAAAATTAAATTTAAAGATAATTAATAAAAAAATTTTTTATATATTATATTTATATATAAAAATGTTGCATAAGCACTTATTAGATTTTACTAGAAAGTATAATAAAGAATTCGCTATTAAAGGATATTCAAAATTAAAAAAAGCAGATTTACAACAAAAGATAGAATCAGTTTTAAATAAACAAAGAAAGGAAATAAAAGAAGAATATAAAAAATTAAAAGATATGAAAGCAGAAACTAAAAAACCAGCACCAAAGAAAGCAGAAGATAAAAAATTAAAAGAACATTCTAAACACCATACAAAAAAACATATGGATATAATGAAAAAAGAAATATCAAAAGGTAAAACATTTAATCAAGCTCATAATATAGCAATAAAAAAAGAACCAAAAAAAGAAACTAAAAAACCAGCACCAAAGAAAAAAGAACCAAAAAAAGAAAAACCAAAAAAAGAAGCACCAAAGAAAGCAGAACCAAAGAAAGAAACTAAACCAGCACCCCAAATACTTGAATTTAATGAAAGTAATATTAAAAAATTAGAAGATACAGACAATATAATATATGACGTTCCATTTTCTACAAATTTTAAAGATGATAAAAAAATGATGCTAACTATTTTATATAAATCAGGAGCAGAAATGACAAAATTATATAATGAAGTTGAAAAAAATATAGATACACTTGATAAAAAAGTAGAATATAAAATGTTTGACTATTTATTTAATATTGCTAAAAATAATCAAAAATTCGCATATAAGGACACATATGCAGGAAATATAATAATGATGTTAGCAGAAGGAAAACCCGAATTAATTAAACAAAAAGATATAAAACACGGAATAAATAACGAACACACAATAAAAGGAGTTTATCAATTAAAACCAAATAAACAAAAACCAGGAGTAATAAAAATAATAATATTAAAAGATATGACATTAAGATTAGACACCTATAATATACCAAATAAAAATATTAAAAATTTAGAATTAAAGCAAGAATCACGCTCTATGATTTCCCCAGGCAATATAGATAATAATTACCGAGAATTAGAAATTCATATAGACACATTTGAAAATTTAAAAAGAAAATTAAAATTCGTTAAAAATGAAAATGCATTAAAAAAATATGATAAATTATTAGAACAACATAAAAGATATAAAGAAGAATATATAGGAAATAAAAAATTAGAACCAAAAGCAGAAGAACTAATTAAAGAAAGAGATAACGAAATATTAGAAATAATTAAATTAACAAAAGAAAAATTAGAACAAAATAAATTAAAACCAAAAAAAGAGAAAAAAGAAAAAAAAAGAACACAAAAGCAATTATCAAAATTATTAAGCACTTTTACAAATAAAGAAATAATAAATTTTAATGAGGATTTATGGTTTAAAACAGGGGAAATAAAATTTGACAGATTTAAAAATAAAAAATATAAAGATACTTAAAAAATTATCTAATATATATATATAGAATGAATTATACTGACGAACAAAAAAATAATATTATAGAAAAATATAATAAAATTAAAGAACAACAGAAGAAAGCATCTAGAGAATATATAAAAAGAATTAGTAAAACTGATGAATATAGAGAAAAACAGAGAGCATATTATCAAGCTAATAAAGAAAAATTAAGAGAAAAATCTAAAAATAATTTTAAGAAATATTATGACTCAGAAAAAGGAAAAGAAAAAAAAAAGGAATATTACGAAAATAATAAAGATATTACTAAATTAAAAAGACTTTATAAATACTATTCAAAAAATGATAAGATAGATAAATTTATAGAAAGACATCCTGAAAAATATAAAAAATTAAAGGAAATAAATTATATCGAAGTATAATATAATATGTATACATTTTTAGAACAATTATTAAAATATATTAAGGATTTAGAAGATGAAGATTATTATCAGGAATATTATACTGATTCAGATAGTGAAGATTCAGATTATTTATATGTAGAAGAATCAGATTCAGAATAAATAATATTATTTATTATCTAATAATATTATATAATGAAAATAGCGTTTTTAGTTCCTACAACTTCTAAAGATAGAAAATGGGAGAATTTTAATGATTCTTATTTAAATCAGATATTATTACCATCTATAAATAATTTATCTTATTCGTTTAATATAGAAGTTTATATAGGTTATGATTATAATGATATATTATTTACTAATATAGAATTACCAAAAAAATATAATAAAATATCTTTAAAGTGGTTCTGTATGAATGAAAATTATAAAGGTAAGCCCTGCCATATATGGAACACATTAGCAGAAATGGCTCTATTAGATAATCATTCTTATATGCAAGTATGCGGGGACGATATATCATTCGATAATAGGTCTGAATGGTTAGGAATATTTATAAAATTATTAAAAGGTAATAATAATATAGGTTATGTTTCAGGGTGGAGTAATAATGATAATATTCCTACTCAGTTTTTATTTCATAAAACCCATATAGATATATTCGGCTGGATATTTCCTCCAGCTATTCATAATTGGTTTTGTGATGATTTTATTTATGGTTTATATAAAGATAAGGGAATATGGATAAAAAAATATCAACATTTAAATATAGGAGGGTCTCCTCGATATATTCCTAATAATGATAAGGAACTATGTAAAAAACTAATTAAAAAATTTAGAAAAAAATTAAATCTTTAAATTATTTTTTTTTTGCTTGGTTTAATAATATCTGTTCTGCTATACTAAAATTATTAGTAATTTTTCTCTGAATTTTATAAATAACGGCTGAGTCATTATTACACTTAATATAAGATGCATCAGGGTCTAATAATGCGGTCTGTATACTTGTTATGGTTTTTTCTTGAGTTACTACGAATTCAAAGTCTGAACCTTCCCCGAAGTAAAAGTCGCCCTCTCCGTTTATTTTATTTACTACAGCTATAATAGGCATTTTAGCTTTAGAGTTTTTAGAATTTCCTATATATTGAACGTTATCGTCTATTAAAGAACTTCTAATCGTATAATATGGCTTCTGCATTCTACGAGCTAAAAAGTCAGCCTTAAAGCCATAAGATACGGCATCGTTTATAATTAATGGATAAAATGGCTTATCAGCTACTACTCGAGAATGAGCTATAATATGATTAAAAAACGTAGCACCGAATAAGTTAATATCGAATGTAGTACTAATATCTGAAACTATAGAGGCATTAGTAGTAATTAAATCTAAATTATTATAAGTATTATTATCTATTCTAGCCTGTCTATTATTACTATCATCTATTTTATCTGGTCGCTTCCATTGATTATAATTATAACCTAATGATTTAAATAAGCTTTTATCGAATTCTTCCTCGTCTATAAATCCTATTTCTTTACTTAAATATATTCCACTTCTACTATCGAATATAGTCCAGGCGTCGATACTTTCGTTTTTTTGTGCTAAATTTCTATTATGACCTCCCCAGCTAGCCCCTGTCGTTTCTACGTATGGTTTCGCATCAGGTGTAAATAATGAAAAATTTAAATTTTTATTAATTCTAAATACTTCAGTAGCTGGATTAGGTGTCGTATCAGGTGAACCTGTCACAGTATCTCCAGCCCTTACTGATGTCTGTCCTACATTTTCCGCAGAATGTAAATTTAATATAGAAAATTGATTTTTATTTAAATCATATTCTACCTTAGGATTAGTAGCTCCAATATAAGCACCTGTAAAATATTTAGATATATTAACCGTATGATTAGCTATAGCTGCTGATATTGCAGTATCTTTTTCGTATAAACTAACTCCAGAAGTTAATATTAAAGCAGCTGTAGAGAATGCATTAAAGTGATGATCGAAGCCTATCTTTCGATTAGCTGTTATAATTCCTGATGCGTTTAAATAATGATGACCTATATTAGGTCCTACATTTCGAGCGTTTAAAGCTACTCGTACCTGGCTTTCTCCATCTTTAATATATGGGATAGCGAAGCCATAAGCATAAGTAGTAGTATTAACATTATAGCTCGTATTAGTTGCTGTAGCTTCAGCACAGGTTACGTCCCTTTCATTATCTTTATAATAAACAAATAAAGGAATACTAGCTAAATTTAAACCAGCGGGGAAAGCGTCATATCCATCATTACCCAGCATAGGAAGTCCTAATAAGTCTAGCTGTGATGCGTTAATATTTCTATTAAGATGTAAAAATCTAGAATTATTAATAGTTGCGAAAGTATTAATATTATTTTTAGTATTATCATTTTCCCAAATTTCAGGATATAATGCCTGAGCGTCGAATAATGCTAATATTCGTTTACATATATCGTCTGTATATTCTAATTCTAAGTATATATGCTGTTTATCGTCATCGAATACGTCTGTCTGTTGTCCTAAATCTAGACCGTATTTATTATTTAAATTACGCCCCGCTACTTGCAGTTCAGGTCTTTTATGAAATACGAACTCGTAGGCGTTATAGTGATCTAATGTTTCTTGTGTATAATGAGCGGCATTAGTTGAATTAAAAGTATTAAATACAGCCTCAGTCCAGCCGTCATAGTTTGAAGCTGTAAAAGTTTTAAAAGTTCGAGCATTAAATAAAGATAATACGTTTAATTTTCTTTCTGGAATAACTGAATCGTCTATCTGTAATGTCTGCGGCTCTTCTGTGTGTTTTAATTGTTCTGTTAATACTTCCGCTATTTTTTCAGGTGAATTAAATCCTACGGGAGCTTCTAATTCTAATAATTCTTGATATAATACGTAAAAATCACCTGCAGGGTCTGGGTTTATTTTTATAGACGAATTATGCTCCTCAAAAAATGAAGCGTTATAAGTTGTTTCAGTTCTAATAAATGCTGTAAATCTTTTATTATCTGTTCTTAATTTATAATTAGTCCCGTCATATCTATAATCATCTAATAATATAAAATCAGCATCGGGACCGCTTTTAGCCATTCCAGTGACCCTGTTATCATTGTCCGTCCAGTTTCTATCGAAGTTTGTATCAGATACGAAATGATAATTAAAATTTCTCGGTAAGTATACGTGATTTTCTCCGTTATTATTTTTATAATATTGAATAGGTATTTTTAACTGATTATCAAATATATTAACTGTTTTATTACCATTAGCAGCAGTTCTACCATCAATAAAAGATATATTATCAGGGTAATATTTAGCCGTTGCTACTTTGTCTTCTCCATTATCTACGTATTGCACTACTAATGGTTTAATAACTGTAATATCTTTAAAGGTATAAGATTTAATAAAGTCGCCCTTAATTTCTAATTTATCGCCTTGAGCTCCAACTTCTGAAACGTAGGAAGAATGAACGGATATTCTGTCTAATGGTTGTAGTGTAAAACCTTCTGATATTTCATTCGTAAATAATGCAGGGTTGCTGTTTTGGTTTGCTTTTGCTTCTATACTTCCTGCTCGATTACATTCAATTAATTTTATTTGAGTATATGAATTATCCATTTTTATATATATTTATAATATATATTTTTTATACAGTATAAATATATGAAAGTTATAATAAAGAAATCGACTATACCTAAAAAAAAATATACCGCTATATTTTATGATGGAGAAAAGAAGAAAAAGACGGTTCATTTCGGAGCAGCTGGAATGAGTGATTTTACAAAGCATAGAGACGAAGAAAGAAAAAAACGATATATAGACAGACACAAAGCGAGGGAAAATTGGAGCGACCCAATGACAGCAGGAGCATTATCTAGATATATTTTATGGAATAAACCAACTATAAAAGCTTCTATAGCAGATTATAAAAAAAGATTTAATTTAAAATAATTTATATCTTTTTTTATTGTATATAATGGATAATTTAAAATGTATTTTACAGATAGGATCACATATTGGAAATACACCTAATGACCCTATATATAAATTAGTTAATGAAAATACTAAATTAATATTAGTTGAACCTGTTCCGTATTTATTTAATGAATTAAAAAAAAATTATAAAAGTAAAAATATTAAAGATATTACATTTATTAATAAAGCTGTTTCAGATTCAATAAAAGAAATTGATTTATATATTCCATCATTAAAAAATAATTTTAATAATTTTCCATTTTATGCCTCTCAACTTTCCAGCGTAAATGAAGACCATATAGAAAGACATTTTAAAAATTTAATTACTGAAAAAATAAAAGTAAAAACAACAACAATAAATAATATTATAGAAACATATAATATTAAAAATATTGATTTATTACATACTGACACTGAAGGACACGATTACGATATATTAATGTCTTATGATTTTATAATTAAACCAAAATATATAATATTTGAATATAAACATATTGACGGATGCTTTAAAGTTGGAGAAAAACTAGATATATTATTAAATAAATTATTTTTATTAAATTATAAAATAATTAATAAAGATACTGAAGATATAACATTAAAATTAAATGAGGCGGACAGTTTATGCTAATTTTATATATATATTTTACATAAAACGTCCATAATTTGGAATATTTTAAATAATTAATA